GTCCAACCCTTCGAAGTAGTGCGCCCCACAGGATTCCCGGAACCCACCGACTGAGAAAGACTTGTCGATGTTAACCGTGAACCCAAGGAACGCACTAAACGAAGAAAAGAGTGGATAGGCAGCTACGGGGAGTATTACATCATCCCCAAAGACACTGATCTCCTTCTCACAGCGCAAGTAGTCACAAACTACCCATGCAGTGGCGAAGAAGATAAGTGATTCTAGTTCGAACGTGAATCCGTTCCCCATCGAGGAGAACTTTTCCCATCGAACTATCTGCTCATCCAGCTGGCCGACTTTCGATCTCATGGAGTCCATTACATTGAACCATCGGGGGGGCAAGATCGCCCTCACGACTTCTAATGCGATGGAATCCGACGCAGAGGAGAAATCGACAGTAGCGAGGCTGTCGTCAATAGACGACCGCTTAGCAAGCTGCTGATTCCGCTCCTGAGAATTAAGGTCGATCCCAAACCTAGCGAGACGACGACGAATCATAGAGCCAAAAGCTTTTTGAAACCAGAGATTAATCCCTGGTTCAATTGCAATGACTCGATCCGTCTTCGAATTTTTAGGCACGGTGACGATTTCGTTCCCCATCTGAAGGACGAACAAATCGGGTCCATATTGCGACTCGAGATGATCAGCCCAAAGAGGATAAGCTTCGGAAAACCAAGGCTTAACCAGGGAGTACAAATCGCGCGTTATCCCAGATTCACTCTGGAACTTATTGACGGCCGAAACGTGTTCACCCTTTAACAAGGTGGAAACGCCCGGACCCCAATTTGCACTATCAACTAGTTCTTCTGGACTAAAATCACCGAGTATCACTTCAATTTTCCGCGTAACTGCGTTCAGCAGCCAAACGTTCGGGCCCTCATACTGAGGTTCCGAATGAAGTGATTTGAAACGGCGATTCGTCTGACTGCAAAGTTCCTCAAATTTACGGAACTTTGTTAGTGCTGTCTCTCTCTTAGACACTGGTAACTTGAAAAAGTTAGCCTTGCTAAGAAAGTGGACGGCGCTATAGTCATCTCGAAACTTCGTACTACTTACGTAGTCCGAGGGATTAATCCCTAGCTCAGTAAACTGACTGTGTTCTCCATTTGAATAGAGAATCCAGGCGGCAAGAGACTTAGG